GCTCCTGATGCTGTAGTTTGTTTATTGAATCCTGGTTTGAAACCTAGTTTTTTTAAAGCCATAATAAACCATTATACTATTTTTTGGCCAAAAATATAGTCCATTCTAGCTTAGATATCAAATTATTTACGTATACTTTCTTTAGTTTATTTTTCTTTATGTATTGATGCAGTTCTTCTAAATCTAATATAACCCATTTATCATCCATCTCTAGAACCATTTTATCTGCTTTAGAATCTAGTCTGCCTTTTTGAGCTGGTGTACCGTCAGTAAGATTAAACATATCTCTAACATCATATTTATAGAAAGCATTTTTATCTTTTAATATCCCTGCAATATTCCAAGATGTTTTATATTTAGGGTATTCTATTGCTGTTAAATATGTAGAAAATCTTTCTAGTATATCCATTGACTTATTTTATATATTATATTATTTAATTATTAAAAGGAATAAAAAAGAAATACAAAATGCAACTAGAAAATTATTACTATTACTTTCAAAGTGCTTTAACACCTAGATTTTGTGACGAGTTATTAAATTATGGTAAAAGTCATCAAGAACAAATGGCCCTTACAGGTGGATTTAAAATAGGTAGAGATTTAAAAAAAGAACCATTATCACAAAAAGAACTTAAGGATTTAAAAAAGAAAAGAGATTCAAATATTGTATGGTTAAGTGATACTTGGATTTATAAAGAAATACAACCTTATGTAAATATAGCTAATAAAGAAGCAGGTTGGAATTTTAATTGGAATTATTCTGAAGCTTGTCAATTTACAAAATACTCACCTAAACAATATTATGGTTGGCATTGTGATTCTTGGAAAGTTCCTTATAATAGACCAAATTCCCCAAATGAACATAATAAAATTAGAAAACTTTCTGTCACTTGTTCCTTGTCTGATCCTTCAGAATATGAAGGGGGAGAGTTAGAATTTAATTTTAATGACCCAGAACAATCTAAAAAACAAAACATAAAAAAATGTTTAGAAATATTACCACGAGGATCAATAGTTGTATTTCCTAGTTTTGTGTGGCATAGAGTGTGCCCTGTAAAAAAAGGAACAAGGTACTCGCTTGTAATTTGGAACTTAGGATACCCATATCAATAATGAATATAGATTTTACAGGTCATTTTATTACTCCTATTTATTCAACGGTTATTACTGAATGGGTAAATCCTTTAATTAAAGCAACAGAACCTTTTATTAAAGAAGCTAAAAATAATAATAAAGAAAATATTAAAAAAAGAAATAAGGCATATAAAAAAAATATTGGTGACTTAGGGCTGATTCATCATTCAAGATCTTTAATTAATGTTCCTGAATTTAAAGAATTACAAAATTATGTAGGTGAATCTTCTTTTAATATTTTAGATCATATGGGATATAATCTAACCGATTACGAAATTCATTGGACAGAGTTTTGGGTTCAAGAATTTGGTAAAAATGGAGGAGGTCATCACGAAGGTCATATTCATTATGATAACCATATATCAGGTTTTTATTTTTTAAAATGCTGTGATAAAACATCTTATCCAATATTTAAAGATCCTAGACTTGGTAAATGTGTAACTCAACTTCCTTTAAAAGATGAATCTGAAGTAACTTTTGGAACTCAATTTGTAAATTATAAACCTCAACCTGGAACCTTAATATTATTTCCTTCATTTTTAGAACATCAATTTACGATGGACTATGGAATAAAACCCTTTAGATTTATTCATTTTAATTTGCAAGCCATTAGAAAAATGGTATTAAATCCTGCAAGAGTATGAGTTTTAAAAAAAAGAAATATATAGTTATAAAAAAAACATTATCAGAAGAAATGTCTGATTTTATTTATAAATATTTTTTATTAAAAAGACAAGTAGCTTCAACTTTATTTGATTCAAAATATATTTCACCTTTTACAACTGAGTTTGGTGTATGGAATGATGGACAAGTTCCTAATACCTATTCTCATTATGGAGATATTGCTATGGAAACTTTATTAGTTAAAATGCTTCCTTTAATGCAAAAAGCAACTGGATTAAAATTAACTCCTAATTATTCTTATGCAAGAATTTATAAAAAAGGGGATGTTTTAAAAAGGCACAAAGATAGATTTAGTTGTGAAATATCTACGACTATGAATTTAGGTGGAGATGATTGGCCAATATATTTAGAACCTTCTGGTAAAGAAGGACTAAAAGGTATTCGAGTTGATTTAAAACCTGGAGATATGTTAATTTATAACGGTAATTTATTAGAACATTGGAGAGAACCTTTTAATGGAGAAAACTGTGCACAGGTATTTCTTCATTATAATAATGTTGCAACAGAAGGATCTAAAGAAAATTTATTTGATAGAAGACCTCATTTAGGTCTTCCTAGTTATTTTAAAAAATAAAATTTTATGTTTCCAAAAATTGTTAATTTTAAAAGTTTACCGAAAAAAAATTATTTTGCTCCTGAATGGGATTATTATATTATTGAAAATATTATAAAAAAAGTAAATTTTAAATCTTTATCAAAATTCTTATTAAAAAAAGAAAAAGAATTATTAAAAATAACCAAGCCTATTTTAAAAGCATCTACCGTTGACGGTTATACAGGGCTAGGAGAAAATAGTATTACATCAAGATATGCTTCATTTAATGTTTTTAATTTTAAAAATAAAGAGCTATATAAAATTTCAAAAGAAATAATTAATATTCATAAAATATTGTTAAATTTTTTAAAAATAGAAACACCTAAAAATCTTTGGATACAATGTTGGTTTAATGTAATGAGAAAAGGAGAATTTATTAAACCACATTTACATTCATTTGATCCTTCTACATATTTAGGAGGACACATTTGTGTTCAAGTTCAAAATACACATACAAAATACATAAATCCAATTAACCAACTTAATGATCAAGAAATTTATACTAGTGAAAATGAAGTAGGTAAAATAACTCTATTTCAAAATAATATACCTCACTTTACAAATATACATAATTGTGATAAAGAAAGAATAACCATTGCTTTTGATTTGGCTTTAGAAAAAAAAGAAAATAATTATATTCAATTAATATGATACATTTAGAAAATAAAATAAAAGAATTAGAAAATAAAATAAAAGAATTAGAAAATAAAATAAAAGAATTAGAAGAACAACTTCAGATGGAAAAAATGGTTAAAAAATCTGAAGTAGAACTTAATAAAGAATTATCAGAAAGGATTGAAAAACATCAATTGCATATAGAAACATTAATTAAAATTAATGAACAATATTCTAATACCATAGCTAAATTAAGATTTACTCTTAAAAAAATTATTACTGATTAATTAAATCCCAATTTTGATTTGTTTCATTCCAAATATAAAAATTGTTATTTTCTTTTTGTTCTAGTGTTAATTCAGGTTTCACAATAGGAGGTTGCCAATCATCATTAGAATCTAAAGACCAAGATGGATATGGTTGTGGTGATATAAATTTATCTTTAAAACTATCATAAGTAAAATTAATGGATGCTTTTTGTTTTCTAAATTTTCCATTAGAAAAAGTTTGTATCCATTTTATACCATTTATAGATAATGGAACTATTGATTTAAAATATTCAGAAGCTTGTTCTGATAAATCGCCACCATTATTGGCAATATCTGTATCACAAGCAACAACTACTCTTAATACTTTATTATTTTCATCTATTTCAGCAAAATAAGCCATAATATTATCCTTTTGCGGTTAAAGTTCCGCTAACTGTAAATGTAGCAACTTTACACCCTCCAGGTGTAGTTGTAACTGTGTTTGTTCCTGGTGTTACGGTAAATTTTGCTGAAGAAGGCCCTTTTATAATTACAACACCCGAACCACCTGCCGCTCCAGGGCTTGAAACACCTCCGCCACCTCCGCCGCCAAGGCCGTCTGTTCCAGCAGTAGCATTGATTAATGGTGTATTTTGTTCACCAGTTCCACCACCTCCTGCACCACCAGTTCCACCTGAACCGTTAAAGCCAGACCCACCGCCGCCTCCTGCATAAGTTACTGATGAACCTGAAATACTATTTGCCGATCCTGCTCCTCCTGGGCCGCCAGGGCCAGGAACGCCTGCGGCATTGCTACCTGCTGCGGAAGCTCCACCTCCGCCTGCTTGTGCAAATCCTCCATACGGACTAAAATTTGCATCACCTCCAGGATTTCCTTGTGGTGGACTTGTTGGTGGTGTATTTCCAGCACCTCCAGCAAAATTAGGAGAATTTGCTGCTCCACCTCCTGAACCACCGCTAAGAGCTCCTACTGGATAAGTTCCTCCACCTCCTCCACCTGCTGAAGTAATTGTACTAAAAATTGAAGGTGATCCACTATTTCCTCTTGACAATGGCCCTGGAACTGGGACTACAATTTCAGCCCCTCCATCTCCTACTGTAATTGGAACAGGTTCCCCGCCTGTTAAAGTAATTTGTGTTCCGCCTGGAAAAGAAGTTCTATAACCTCCAGCACCTCCTCCACCTCCATAGCTTGTTCCACCAGATCCTCCGCCAGCAACGACTAAATAATCTACATCAACTGGTTTTGAAATACCACTTGTTAATCCGAATGCTGAAGCTGAACCTGCTCCTTTTGAACCTAAAATTGGCATCTTTCTAATATCCTCCTATTATGCAAACTGCGTTTGCGCTGCTAACACTGTGAAAGTTGATCCTGCAGTTTTAATTGCAGTATATGTGTAAACATCATTTGATGTAACGTTTCCAG